TCCGCCAAACCAACGTCTTCTACATCAAAGCAAAAAACGAAGACAAAGCACGGCAAATCGCTACCGAAGATTTCATCTGGGACGAAGATCAACGTCCACCAAACCATTACGGCGTAGACATCATCGTCGAGGAGGAAACATGAAAATCGACGAAGGATATTACAACTGTGAGATAAGCCGTACCGAGGATTGTGATCACGGCCCATGCACAGAGTACCTCGTAGCCGATCTAGGCATACGCTTCTACCTCTACGACAACGAAATTACGTTGGTTTCATTCCACGAAGAAGAGGAGCAAACAACATGATGATCCATATCTCACGAGACGAAGCGCAAACATTGTTGAACGCGGTCCAAGCACAAATGTCCACGGCCCACGAAGAACTGTCCGATTGTTATGTGGACGCCGACATCTATTTTCATTGCGAAACTTTCATAAGGGCGCATGATTTAGAGCAAAAAATAATGAGGTGGTTAGACAGTGATCAAAAAGAATGAAGACAAAGTTATCTGCGCCGCAATCCTGATCATAGTTTTGGGATGGATATTCGGGGTCAGCGTCGGAATACTGTGAACAAGGGGCGTAACATTTGTTACGCCTTTTATATATATAGCCAGAAAAATAAAAAAAATAATTTTTGCGTTTAAGGGTGTTACAGGTGTTACGGTGTTACAAACATATCTAAGTGTATATAATAAAAGGGTTTTCTTGTAACTTTTTTGTGTAACACCTTCAATTCAAAAATGTTACATTTTATACCTTCCCATACACTCACATAAACACCCACACTAGATTTAGTGGTTTTTGTTTGTTAAGACACAATTATAGCAAAATAAAAGGTGTTACAAATGTCGAAAACGCCGCTAATTCCGAAGGGTTTGGTGTTACGCGCAAAGAAAAAACCCACCGGAAAACGTTGGACAAAGCAAAATCCTGACGAATTAAGAGGCCGCAAGCGGCTCCACGAAAACTCTCCCCTGACACGTATGCAAGAAAAGTTTGTTAAAGAATTGGTTTCAAATGACGGGACCATCACAATGTCTGAAGCAGCGGAACGCGCAGGGTATACAAAAAAATCAGCGCCTGTTCGCGCTTCTCAAATGACTAACCCGCATATCAGCCCGCACGTTTGTGCCGCTATCAAACGATATCGGGATGAATTGGACGCAAAGTTTGGCATCACATACCAAAGACACATACGAGACTTGCAGCGTATCCGTGACCTTGCTTTGGAGAACGGGGCATATAGCGCCGCGGTCCAAGCAGAATATCGACGCGGTCAGGCACAGGGCGACATTTATGTGAGCAAGTCGGAAATCCGACACGGCAGCATAGATAGTATGAGCAAAGAAGAAGTCCAAAAAGCTTTGGAAGAATTGAAGCGTACCTATGGCGCAATTGATATTACCCCAGACGAAGATGGAAGCGGGCTTGTACCAGCAATTGAAGGCAGCTTCGAAGAGGTCGAAGAGGAACTTAATTCTAACTAGAATTGAGAACTGGGCGAGCCAAGGTATTCCGGACCTGATGATTTGCGATGAACGCGGGCAGTTTCATTTTGTAGAATTGAAGTTTTGTAGGGCTAACGCAGTAAATCTTAGCCCGCATCAAGTCGCTTGGCATATCCGTCATAAGCACAGTAGCACTTGGACGCTGGTCAAAAAGCAAAGCAAACCGGACGCGTCGCCATATTTATTTTTGTACCATGCAAGCCAAGCTTTGGATTTAAAAGCGGACGGCTTAAAAACCGAACCGCGATTGATGCACGAAAAGAAATTTTTGTGGGATGACGTTTTTACCTTGATATGTCCCACATGATCGCATATTCTCTTATTTATAGAAAGTGAGGTAAAAAAATGAAACAGGATGACTTTAGCCGGTTTGTGATAACTGACCTGTACCACATGCAAGAAAAAATACACGATATGCGGCGTATCGTTTCCAATCCAGATTTGGATGAATTTTTTGATTGTGTGCCGTCCGGTGTAAAAACCAGAAACGACATTCTTTCTGATTTAGATCAAGCGGGCGCTTGTTTGAACCAAGTGCATTTAGCGTGGCTAAGTGCCAGAAAAAGAAAGCGCGAGGTTGAGCATGTTTCTAATTAATTGGTTAGCTCGATTATGGTATGGTCCGGACTTCGATGAATTGATGCTGAAAGCAAATCGACGAAAATCAAAACGAAAAAAATGAAAAAAGGCCCCGCATTGACGCGGGGTTTTTTATTTGGTAGGATATGCGACATATCTTATATGAGGGTTAAACAATGTTAAAAACTGTTGAAATATCACGGGCAAAGAAAACCAAAGGAATAGCCGTAACATATCGGGCGGGCAAAAATGATATGTTTGGAACATGCCCCAGCACTTGCAAGCTTAACGATAGCGGCAAAGGTGCAAGCGAAATTGATCAAGAATATTTAGACGCCTTACTTGACGCCGTGCCGCGCAAGGGGGTTGCGTTCACTTATACGCATTTTAATTGGATTGATTGGTCGCGCAAATTAAAACGCGGTAAAACCGTTATCAATTATTCCGCGGACAACTTACACGACGCTGCAATTGCGGCGGGCGCGGTTCCGACGGTTACCGTTGTTAATGAGGCGAAATGGCAAGGAAAAAAATCATTTTGTGTTGAACTTGAAATTGAATATGCGCGGGATGACGTTCCGAACGAAAAACATACCGTTGTGAGATGCCCTGCGGAATATCGCAATATATCTTGTGCCCAATGTGGAAACGGTGAACCTTTTTGCGCAAGGCTAAAACGCGATTTTATTGTAGGATTTACCGCGCATGGTCCGAATAAGCGCAAGGCCGCGGATGAAAACGCGCAAGGCGGTTGCTATGGTGCGCAAGGAAATTGTCGCATTTGGTGGACTGAAACAAGCGAAACGGTTCAAGATGAAACGGACGCGGAAAAACTAAAGCGCTTTGTTTCTGGTTTGCCGCCGCGTTCAATTATTCGCCATCATGTGGCGGGGGATATAGGCGAAAATTAAAGCTTGCATAATATGCGATAATATAAGAGAATAGGGGCGGGCAATTCCGCCCTTTTTTATGAGGTTAAAAATGTTGAACTTGGAAAACGAAACTGGAACGCTTCAAAAGCTTTTGCAAACTGTACTGGAACAAAAAAACAGAAAAGAAGACTTTGTGACATCAACAGTGAACTTGCAAAAAACAACGGACGCGGACGGAAACGCGAAAATCGTTATTGAAGCAAGGGGCGGGGAACCAACCCGCATTTTGAACATTAATTCCCACGCGCAAGGGCAGATTGCCGCCGCCGCCGAAATTGATACAAGGACGGCCCGCCGGTTGCAGGAAAATTATCCGGTCGAATATGACGCCCTTATAAATGCGCGTTGGCAGCGCGAACCGGCCAACCGCATGGTCCGGACCTTTTTAGACGGTGACGAAACGTCCGGAACGGCGCGGGCGTTTGTTTCTGACAAATTCAAAACTTTTGACAATGCGGACCTTTTAGAAGCGGCATTGCCTCAATTGATTGAAAGCGATGCGCAATGGAAAATCGTTAATTCGACCGTGACCGAAAAGCGCTTGTATATGCGGTTAAAAAGCGAAGTCCAAACCGGCGAGGCCGCGGTTGGGGATCATATGGCAAACGGGATTGGCTTTTCTAATTCAGAAGTTGGGGCGGGTTCCGTAAACGTTTACCAAGTTTATTGGACGCTGGCTTGTTTGAACGGTATGCAAACCGAAAACAGAACGCGTTCAAGTCATATAACCAGCGCACGGGATAGCGCCGACTATGGACTTTTGAGCAATGAGGCAAAAGACGCGGACAATAAAGCGCTTGCACTTAAATTGCGCGACTTGGCGGGCGCATATGCCAGCCGTGAAAGCTTTGACCAAATTCTCGACAAAATGCGGGCCGCGCACGGCGATGTAGTAGAGGGCGAATTTACAGAAATTCCGGAGCGCGTCGGATCAATCTTGAAATTGACGAAAAAAGAAAATTCCGACGTCCTAAACGGTTTGATGCAAACCCTGCGTCAAGATGGATATAACAACGCGGCGCAACCGATCACACGTGCAACGCTGGTCAATGCCTTGACGGCGGTTGGTAATACTTGCGACGCGGATGAAGCGGACATGTGGCAACAGCGGGGCGGAAAGCTTTTGAATTTATCGGACCGTGAGTGGCAGCGCATTGCCGCATAAAACTTTTCATTTTACATAAGCGCATATATGCGTTTATATGGGGGCGGGGCAATCCCGCCCCTTTTTCTATTTATGAGGTACACAATGGAAAACGCCCAAACTTTAAACCCCGTCTTTGCTCGCCATAATGAGGACTTAGAGCGTGAGAACGCCGAATTGCGCGACAATGTTAAAATGTTAAAACAACGCCAAAAGGATTTTGGCGACGCATTTCTTGAATTGTTTGGCTCCCGTTTAGACGCGCATTTTGAAAATGCGCTCTCTGACTTCGACGTAATGCAGGAAGTGAATAACAATATCACCGACTTGGACACCAGCGGGCTGGACATTGACTTGTGGGACCATGAGGATGAGATCCGAGACATCCTTAATTCTATTTTGAAAAACAGGACAATCAAATTGGAGCTGTATTGATGAACATTGATCGAGAATATGGCACGTTTGCCGATACCGTGAACCGTGAACAGTTTGGAGCGGTTTTGCAAAAGTATTGTCAGAACAGCGACGGGGCGTCCGATTTGGCGGAAATGCTGGCCCGCGTTCAGCCTACCATAGGCATGGACGGCGCTATCGTCCTGCAGTGGCGGGGCATGTGGCTTTGCATAGAGCGCGACGGTTATA